TGAAGATTCTACTTTGGCTAAACAAAACAAAGTAATGTTTAGAATTGAGGAAAGAATTACTTTAGCGGTATTCAACAATTCAGCAGTAGTAAAAGGAAGCCTTGCAACTCCTTCAGTATAATTGGTTTATTCATGATTTGTTTTTTGGAAGGCTATTGGAAACGATAGCCTTTTTTTATTAAATTTACATTATGAAAGTAATTATTTATATCAGCAATTGGAATCAGATCGGCGGTGTCGAAACCTTCGTTAAAAACTTCTGTAAAAGAATGTATAAACACGTTGAGGTTAAATTGCTTTACGATAACGTTGCAAGTAATCATCTAGTAACTGAAATGCAGGAATACTGTAATGTAGAAAAAGCCAATTTTAAACAGCGTTACAATTGCGACATTTTTATTTCAGCTTCTGCATGGGGAAAATCTGCTTTTGATATAATTGATTCAAAAGTTTACGTTCAAATGGTTCATGCAGATTATCGTGTTGTGATTTCAGGTTGGGCGTTTAAATACAAAAAGCACCCAAAAGTTACGCATCATGTTTGTGTTGGCGAAATTGTAAAAGAAGGATTCGAAGCAACAACTGGGTTAAAATCAGACGCTATTATTTACAATTTACTGGATAATACACAGAAATACGAAAAGAAGCCAAAGAATGATAAATTAACGCTAATTACATGTTCTAGATTATCAGGAGAAAAAGGATTCAACAGAATGCATACAATGGCAAAACAATTGGATCAAAAAGGTATTGATTACATTTGGAATGTTTTTGGTGACGATTCCCATGATTTTGGAAAACAATTACTTAAACAATTCAAAGATTGTCCGAATGTATTTTTCAAAGGAATCACAACTGAGCCATTCAAAGAAATAAATAAAGCTGACTACTTGGTGCAGTTATCCGATACCGAAGGATTCGCTTATTCTGTTTACGAGGCAATGCAAGTAAAAACACCTTGTATAATTACTCCTTTTGCATCTGGGAAAGAACAAATTACTAACGGTGTTAACGGTTATATTGTACCGTTTGAAATGGATAATATTCCGTTTGAATCAATTTTAAAGTGTGATTTAAAAGTGCCTGAATTTGAGGAATTAGGCAAAGAAGAACATTGGATCAGTTTCTTTGATTCGTGTTTAGAATGGTACAAAGAAAATGTAATGACTGTAAAAATAACTGCAGTTGTACAGAAATACAAAATAGGAGAAGTTATTGATTTGCCAAAAGAACGTGCAATATCGGCTATTGAAAGAGGGTTGGCGGTTTTGGTTTAATGAAACAATATTTTTACTATCTTTGAAACTATAAAACTAATAGTTATGAAAATCAAATTATTAAAAGATCATTTAGACCATACAGCAGGAGATACGATTGAGGTGACAGAACAAAGAGGCGGTTATTTGCTTCGTGTTGGTGTTGGTGAATTGAATAAAGAAAAAACCGAAACTAAAAAATTAAAACAGAATTACAATAATAAAAAGCGGAACCCGAAAAGCTAACGAGTAGGGATTATAAAAATAACTAATTATGTCAGAAGTAAAAGAATTAACGTTTGGACAAAAAGCAGTAGGAATTACTTTTAATCCTTCAAACAACGAATCAGTTGACAGAATGAAACAAAGATACGCTGATATTATAGACGATTTAAACGATATGAGAAATGATCCAAATATGGGTCAAGGAGTAAAAAGACATTGCTCACAAGCAATTACTGAGGCTGAAACAGCACAAATGAGAGCGGTTAAAGCTTTGACATGGGTTGATTAAATAACTTAACAGAAAGGAGATTAGAGAGATATAGAAATGTATCTCTTTTTTTATTATCTTTGAATCAAACATTTACATAATGAGTTATTTAACAGTTATCACACTTGCAAGAGCTAAAAACTATTTACGTATTGATCCTGATTTAACAGAGGATGATACCGAAATTGCCTCAATGATTAATGCGTCATTACGATACGTTGAGCAAAGAACAAGACATTTTATGTATGCGCGTGATATTGTTTACAACGGTAGTTGCCAAGTGAAGGTCTATGATTATCCGATTAACTCGGTTATTTCGCCAACAGATCCGTTGCCGTGGTCGTTAACTAGATCGACTTATACTATTTATCCAGATAATAAAACTGTTACGTTAAACGTAGGATATGCTACTCCAGAAGAAGTGCCAGATATTTTTATTCAATCGGCTTTACAAATAATTAAAGTTTGGTACTACGAAAGCGAGAAACAAGTAAACAGTCAAATGATACCGATTAGCGTAACAGAAGCTTTGGATGTAGAAAAAAGATTTATATAATTATGGAATTATTTAACCAACAACAATTAGATAAATTTGCTATTGAATTTGCTTCTTTTTGCGAAGTAAGAGATACTTATTTAGAAAGAATAACTTTAGAAGAATTGCTTGTAGAGTTTAAAAAAGAACATGTAACAAAAGAAAATATTGTTTTTGAAATTAAAGGGTCTGATTTAACCCAAATAATCAATAACACTATTAATAGAACATATTTAATGTAATGCTAGCAAGACAATACGATAAAAGAATTAAAATATACGGCACAAATAACGTGCCGGACGGTTACGGAGGAAATACTGTAACAGAAGTTTTAATCGGCTCTTTTTGGGCTGAATTAAAGCAAAATTCAGCGTATAGAGATTACAGCATAGGTAAAGCAGACATTAAAGATAATTGGTCGTTTAATATTCGTACAACATCTAAAATTACACCTGAGAATAAAGATAATTTAACTATTGAATATAAAGGTGTTAAACGTGTCGTAAATGATATTCGTTACAATGATGAATTATTCAGAGAATTAAATATTATCGCCAATGGCAACTAAGATATTAAATAGATTTTATTTTTCAACTAACTATAATCAAATTATGTTTGGGTTGTGTTTTGATGAGGGGGGCTGTATTTCTACAAATAAAGGCGGATGGGATTTATTCTTTTTGTTTTGGTGTTTATCTTACGATTATAAATAATGGCTAAAGGTGTAAACGGAATATCTAAAACAATTGCTAAATTACAGGCGTTTGGCAAAGATATCGAAAAGAAGATTGATTTAGAGTTAGAAGCTATTGCAATTCAAGTAGAAGCAGATGCAAAAAAACTAGCTCCTAAAAACTTCGGTAAACTAGCGCAATCGATTAGTCATTTAAAGGTTAAGAATCTTGTTTGGAAAGTTACTGTAAATGAAATATACGGTGCGTACATGGAATTCGGCACAGGAACAAAAGTAAGAGTTCCGGCTGAATTTGCAGAAATGGCTAAATCGTTTCAAGGTAAAAAAGGAACAGGAACTTTTAAAGATGCGTTAGAAGCAATTAAGGTTTGGTGCCGTTCGAAAGGAATAGATGAAAAAGCAGCATATCCAATTTTGGCAAAGATACTCGGGGCAGGAGTGAACCCCCAACCGTATTTATATCCAGCGTATAAGAAAGGAGAAAAAGATCTTTTGAAAAACTTAGAAAAGTTAGTTAAAGTAAATAAGAAAATTTGATTATCTTTGAAACATGGTAAATGTAAATCCTGATAAATTTATCCGTAAAGCGGTTTTCGATGCTACAAATAACATTGTAGTTTCAGGAAAAACTATTAAAACGTTTGATAGTCGTTTAACTGGTAATGCAAATTTAACGGAATACATTTTAATGACTGCTCAGGATAAGGACGTATTGAAAAATACTAAATGCGAGTACGAATGGGAAGCTAGTTTGTTAATTGAGATTTATACACGTTATTCAAGTGCAGGAAACACAGGAAGCAGAGCGTTATTAAATGATATTGAACAATCGGTTATGGATGTTTTAAACCCTAAATTAACAATTCAGGGATTTACTAATGTTACGCAAAACATCACTTACGAAACATCATTAGAAACAGTTACCGATACAGATAATATTTACAGATCATTCTTAAGGCTTAATTTAATCTTAAAATAATAATATAATGGCAAATGATAAAATAAAAGGCGAAGGACTTATCCTTTATGTGCATGATGGATCACTTTACAGACCCTTGGCATGTTTGACCGGAAATACATTAAATACAGAATTGGCTGTAATTGAATCTCAGACTAAATGTTCTCCTGGTGTTGTTGAAAATCAACCTGGCGCGTTTTCATATACGTTAGATGCTGATATGGAAATTATTGACACGACAAGTGTTGGAGGGGATGATACAAAAGCATCACACGATTATTTGCTAAGCTTGCAACAAGCTAAAACAAAAATTAATTGGAAAATGGATTCCGGAAGCGACAATTTGACTTATTACGGAACAGGATATATTACTTCTCTATCTTTAGATGCTCCTGCAGGTGATGAATTCGCAACATCTTCAATAACTATTTCGGGTTCAGGAGGGATAACAACTACCGATCCATTAGCACCAAGCGTATAGTATGAATAATAAAATAGAGCTTTTAGGATTAGAGTTTCATTTCGGGATCGGTTTTCTTACTGAATTAGTTGACAATACCGGACTAACTTTATTAGACATTGACGAAAAAGTTAATTCCGGTGATGTTTCTATTTACAGAAACCTTATGTATTATTCACGTTTATATGCTGTAAAAAGACAAGCTAAACAACCTGATTTTGATTTTTATACTATTGACGATTTAATTGATAATAACGGAGGATTACAGGGAGAGTTTATAATCTCATTTGTAAAAGCTTTTTATGAATCAATTAATAAAGGTGTTCCTGTTGACGAGAATAAAAAAAAAGTAGTGAAAACGAAAAAATAGATTGGCATAAAGATGTCATTTCATTTGCGATAGGCGAACTTGGAATTACTACATTGAAGCGTGTTTATGACATGTCATTTGCAGAGTTTCAAATTCGCCTTTTTGCATGGAGTAGATGCCAGGAAAGAGAATGGGAAAAAGTTCGTATCTTAGCATGGTATTCGTTAACTGGCTCACATCAAAACCCAAAGAAACTACCTAAATCAATAAATCAGTTTATGAGTTTGGATTTAGATAAAAAAACAGGATCGGTTTCTGAAGCTCAAATACAAAGATTTAAGGACGAAATGTCTAAATATTTGCAACAACTAAATAAAAAATAAGCAATGGCAGGTTTAGAAGTACAGATTGGAGCCGATATAAAAGACTTTCAAAAAAAGATAAAAGAAGTTGAGAGCGATGTACAGCAATTAGCCAATGAGAAAGCTATTCAGATAAGACTTGGGTTAGATACCAAAGAAATTTCTGCACAGATAAAAGACGCTAAAAAAACACTTACAGACTTAAAGCAAACCGCACGAGATACGGGGGCTTCATTTCAAAAAGACTTAGCACCAAAAGTAGCCAATGGAGGAAACGCATTAATGCAATTTTCCCGTATTGCTCAGGACGCACCTTTTGGAATTATAGGTATTGGAAACAATATTACAGCTACAGTTGAAGCTTTTGGACATTTACAAAAAGAAACTGGGTCTGCGGGTGGAGCTCTAAAAGCTTTAGCTGGATCAATAGTGGGGTCAGGAGGTATTTTGCTTGCGGTTTCTTTACTTACGTCTGCATTAACATACATGAGTCAAAATAATTTAAGTATTGGAGATGTGCTAGATAAATTATCTGGAAACTTCGACAATCTTAAAAAA